TGAAAAGGCGTATTGTGACCTTGTGGAGCTTGGCGAAATAGCTGCGGCGCATAAAATTGGCGAGCTTGTGGAATGTGTAGACCAAGAACTGAAAAAAGCATGTCGCAAGCGGATTGAGCTTAGCTCAACAGACTATGACTTGTCCGCTATCTACTTGTGTCAGCCCGAAATACACGAAAAGTACAAGAAAAAGTCAAAGCGTATTGGGGTTAAAATGTGCTGAGATTGTAGTAGTGGGGGTGCGTTATGTTAAATCTTGATGAAATTAACAGCGAAATACTTATGTTGGAGACAAAGCGCGATACTACGTATTCAGTTATTGAAAAATTAGCCCCGCTTTATATAGTCCGCGACCACTTAACAGGGGCTGCGCCAATTGTACAACCCGTTCCACTCAATGTAAGCGGCGAAACGGACTTCTTACAATCAGTTTCGGGTAAGGATAGTGTACAGGTATTTGCAGTGATTGATGAACTGATGACTACTCTGCAAGCTACAAATCTACGGCTGTATAATGCAGTTATGCGAAAAGTTAACAACATCGAATAAACGAGGGTGGGGATAATCCCCACCCTTTATTTATTCTTCTCAAGCAATTCTTTAACCTGACTAACATCATCGACTCTTGCGACAATCGCTCCAGCTTTGCGCCATTCGGCCATGCGCCACTCTTGTATTTTTTCTGCCTCTTCTGTGGGGCTTCTCTTGCACTCTAACAATATAGTACGTCCGTTTGTACTTCCTATAATGTCTGGCGTTCCCCGTTCACAGAAAACGCCTCCGTGAATGTTAATCGCTTTGGTATTTGGTAAAGAATTTAGATAACGCAGTATCGGTAACACAACACCGTTATATTCGAGCCTTTTATTTCGATTGCTCATTAGCTGCCTTTCTCACATGAGAATAAAAATCACACTTGGAGCGATTCCCGCCACACCCACATTGCTCAATTTCCTTTGTGCCGACACATCTTGGTGGATCCCCGTCCAGCCAATTTCCACACAATGTGTTTTCAAGTTTTGGTTGTTCCTTAGCGGGTGTGTAGGTTGCTGAGCAGCCAGGTCTGGTGGGTATGTCCTGCATTTCGGGGTGTTTTTCCTCCGTCCACATTGCGCACATTATGTTCCATGCAGCAGCACAAAGGTGGTCTTCGTCTGTCTGCCCATCGAGGTATTTAAACAGGTGACGGAGCGCAGAGTCCATAAAGCTGTGCATCGGTATGCCTTTTTCCCAATTCCTTTCGGGGTGGTCTTTGTTACCGTCCTCAAACCTTTTGGAAAGGCGAATGAGAGCGCACATCGGGAGCAGGTCACATCTACCTTTCCCTGTTTTGTCTTCGCGTATTGCACCAGTACCAAAATGTTCAATACTTTCCATGTTATTCACTCCTTGTTATTTTAAGTAGTTATGCCTTTCTCATACGTCCGCAAACGCCGAGCTTTCACCGTCAGTCCGCAAACCTCGGAGGGCATATGTTTATTTACCCGTACTTCCGAAACCAGCGTCCCCGCGCTTGTCGGGTGACGGTTTAAGCTCCTCAACTTCACACCAGCGTACATCTTCAATGGAATGGAAGAGTACCTGAGCTACCCGCATACCCTTTTCGATAGTGATGGGCTTATCCCCAAGATTATGAGCGCATACGAAAAGCTCACCCGTATAACCATTGTCGATGATACCCTCATTAATGAGAAGATTATACTTGCGCAGGCTGGACGACCTGCCTGTGATACGTGCGAAGAGGAAAGGCGGCATGTTCATTCGTACTCCCGTATGAACATCTTTTGTTTCTCCAGGGTTAATAACGCATTCCTCACTCGTGAACAGGTCCCAACCAGCATCGCCTGCATGCTTCTTAATTGGACGTTGAGCACCTTCATCAAGGACGAAATCAACGTATTTTACGTTACTCGCCATCTTTGTCAGCTCCCATCTTGTTAATTTCGATTATTGAGTCGGGGCCTGTGCTGATGTACTTAAGTTTTTCTGCTAATATGGGGGAGTGTACACCGACAAACTCAACGATTTTGGGGTATGTCTTCGACAGCATTTCAAGTGTCTCCATTTTACCCCTAATATTCGCAATACCAGGGTCAACGTAATCCGCAAATGTCAGCGCAATTTCAGTGGGTGCATTCAGCATGCATGCTGTGTTGAATATTTCATCGTCCCAGAAGGCCACACGGCGGGTTTTCTTAGTAACCGTGGTCTTTTCTGTTACGGGGTGACCAACCAACTCGGAGATTTTGTCCCACGATGTTTCGTTCTCCATAGGACCTGAGTTACCAGCAACTCTGATAGGGAATGTACGCGCTACGAGCAGAACATTCGTAAGCCTTGATGGAGCGATACCCACTTCGGAAATTATCCCTGCAGCGTTGGTGTCAATGCTTGTGCAGTAAGGCCAATAAGAGTGGAGCAGAGAAAGACCTGAACCCTGTGTACCCTCGAGCAGTATATTACTACCGTTGTCCTGCATGGTTGCAATAAACCTCGGGGTGTTTGTCATTACGCAGGCTTTAAGTCCGTACTCGTCCGCAACATCTTCAAACAGGCGGAACTGTTCGGGGTCACGATTGATACGGGCTACACGAGCAGGACCGACACCCTCGCCAGTGGAACCGATTCTGCGGTGCATTTCGCCATTCACTCCACCCTCCATTTCGTGAAATTTTTCATCAAGCACTCCTGCCTTGGCATCGATGCAAAGACGCTTCTTGAAATCAGGGTAATATTTCTCGATATGTTCGAGTTCGGACATAAGCTGCCTCATGTTAAGAAGTGCACCCCTGCCGATGACGATTGACGCATTGGGGTTTATCCAACCACAAGGGATAGACTGCATGACGTGCTTATCCCCGTTCCAGTAAATGGTGTGGCCAGCGTTGGGACTGCCGACTCTTACATGTACCTGATAGTCGTTTGCGATGTGCTTTACGATAGCACCCTTACCCTCTGAGCCGTACTGAGCACCAATTACAGCGGTCATTTTTCCTCTATTAGTCTTTTCCATGATTTTTATCCTCCTTAAGTATGTGGTTTATCTCGTTAATAATGTGGTCAACACTTGCTGTTTTATCACGTGCCAACCTCCCAAGCCTTAAAAACAGTATGCTGCGGTCGTCTATGTAGATATCGGCATAAACCTTGCGGGGGTTTGTACCATACCTTTCGACATTGGCGGGGGCGTTATCGTTAACTGCACAAAAGTGTAGCCCGTAATCCTCGCACCACTGTACCGCCTCTGTCAACTTACCATGTATTCTTGATGTCCACAATATTACATCGTGACCCGCATCTATTAATTGCCTGACAGCTGAAATAACGCGGTAATTCGGTTTACCAATTGCGGGGAAAGCATCTTCACAAAGAATACCGTCAAAATCGACCGCTATAATCATTGTTCCCACCTCCTCTTGATAACATGTTCTCCTGCAAAAGAAAAGGCATCTTCCTTGCACTCTGTTGTTGACAATACAAACGGACGTATCCTATACCTCAAGTTAAAAAGAAGTACCGTTCCTTTTGCAGGAGAGGTATTCTGTTTATGGCTTCCACTTTTCGAATGTACCCCACGATTTTCCAAATTCGATATCAACACCAGGTTTGGGGTCGAAATCGTAATCCTCCATCACCATTTTGATGGTGGGTAGTGCTATTTCAAGCATTTCGTCTGGTACTTCAAAGATGATAGAGTCGTGAACCTGCAGCAGCATATTTCCACCCATGTCGTGAATGGCTGGGAACAATCTTGATATCGCCACCCTGACGATTTCTGCAACACCACCCTGAATAAGGTTTGACATTGCTTTGTGCGGGTCACATTCAGGTGTATTAAAATGCCGAGCACGACCTGTCCACATTCTGATATACCCATGACATTTGGCGAAATCCTCACATTGGTACATCAATTTCTTGAAACCTGGGTACAATGCGTGATACTTATCAAGATATTCCTTTGCAACCTTTTCCTCCACACGCAAATTACTGGCGAGATGTTTATACCCAATGCCGTAAATTACAGAGAAGTTAATTCGCTTTGCGGCGTTTCTCGGTATGTTCAATCTCTCAGCCGTGGCCGAGTGTAAGTCTGCATCTGACTCTATCAATTCTTTCATGATTGGGTCTTTGGTATAATGCGTCACAAGGCGCATTTCCGCCTGTTTATAGTCGGCTTGTATCATTGTAAATCCTGGACGCGCTGTGAACACATCTTTAACCTTGAAAATATCCGTGTGCTTTGCTACTGCTTGCAAGTTTGGGTTGGCACACGAAAGTCGACCCGTGTATGTACCGATAAGATTTAATGAGCAGTGCAATGTGTTGTGTTCGTCCATCAATTCAAGATAAGGCGTGTAATACCTACTGTCTACGGACTTCCAACCTCTAGCCTCTTGCACCAATTTGGCGTTTTCAGCATCTTTGCCCCCTGCGTCAATTACCTCTACAAGCTTTTCAGCCGCTGAGGACTCTACTTTCAGAAATTCACATACCTTTTTCGGGCTGTTCGGGTTTAATTCAAAACCAGCCGCTTCATTTAGTCTGCGCTGAGCATCTGCCAGTTTGTCAACCGCTTCCACTTGGTATTGTTTTATCAAGTCTGTGTCAATTTGCATTCCGCGGTGCTCCATGAGCGTTACAACATACGAATAGTAGTTTACTTGTTTCCATATGTCATATAACCCCTGTTCCCTAAGTGCTGGTCGGAGCAATTCCAACAGTTTGCGGGTAAGTCGCACATCATCGCAGGCGTAAGGCTCTACGTCCTCTGGTGGTAGTACGTACATCATGGACTTGGTGTTGTTTGCCGCTCTCGGGGAGCGGCTGCACTCAATGCCCAATCGTTGACATTCTTCAAACACCTTATCTTCGAGTATGGACTCTTGCAGTGAACCGTCCCCAATGTGGTATCGGTCAGCTGTAGGTTTCAATTTGAAATCTGGCTCATTTTCGTTGTAAAGGTGCATGGCTAACATAGCATCTTCAAAATTTGGCGCAATGTCAATGCCATCAAAGGTCATCATGTGGATATCATAATTATAATTCCAACCACCATATGTACGATGTTGGTCCGACAAGTATGCACGGAAAAATTCCATGCACTCCATTGGTAAATTTGTACCCTGTTGGTGACGAAACGGAAAATAATAAGCTTCGTCACCAACATCAACTGCAATGCCAATTACCTTGTCGCGCTCCCGTTTAGCGTTACCGAAGATTGACAAACCCGTGGTTTCTGTATCGACACAGGGGTCGGTACACGCCAACATTCTTGGCTTTACTCGATTAAAATCGGCTACATTGTTAATGAGCATTGCAACCTCTTTTCGGTTACGGCGTGGGGGTGGGGTTTGTACCAGCGGCCGATGTCATTTCCTCAAGGGAGATTACACGCACAATCCTCGATGTAGGTTTACCATTGTACTCGTCCTGCTCCATAACGATACCGCAGAGTTTGTTAATTACATCGCCCTTTTTGAATTTGACAACCTGACCCGTCTGGCCGACACCGAGAGCCTGTACTGTTTCTGCGACTTTCCACATTGCTGCGGGTGTGATGGCTGTCCAAGATTTGAACGTCTTGCCTTTATAGTTACCCTCCACAATCTCAAAATCCCAGATGAACATCGGGTTTCCGCTCTTCGATATATCCTGCGTAATATCGACACACTTTGCCTTGTATGTACCATCAGGAATGGCGAAGCTAGACTCCTGCACATCGGTAAGGTCAACTTCAAAGCCCATGTTCATATTGTTGACGGACTGACCAGGCATTGAGGGAGCCGCAGCGGGAGAGGGGGTGGGGTTTATAGGGTTGTTACTCATAAATGGATTATTCATTTTACTTCCTCCTTAAATTAGATGTCTTTATAGGCATCGTGTATTTTTGTGAATGTCGGGTCCTGTACAAAAGCACCGAGACGTTCAGCTACTTTGTCATTGCGGACCTTAGCGATGTAGTTATTCATAGGCTGTGTAAGCAGATATCTGTGCATTACTGTCACGTATTGACCGTTGCGCTCAACTTGTTCATCAGCAGTGTAAAGATACCCCACTATGTCCATATACCCACAAACTGCTGTTGCAAGCTTATCGGTAAGATTTGGCATAGACGCTTCAAGGATTTGCGTACCCTTGCGCATTTTATCCTTTTTATGTGCCAAATAAATGACGTTCAGTGGTAAATCTCTGAAGCCTCTCAAAATGCGGGCCAACTTCTTACCCGATACACCATAATCTTCGAGGTAAACTTCGTCTATGGTGTAATTCTTGTTCTTCTTAGCGCGGGCGGCGTACTCTCGGGTAGTGGTTTCCTCCAGTGCCAGAGTTAACAACTCTGATATGTTGTCGATAACCACTGTTTTAATACCATTATACTCGGGGTCGCCGTTCACTATCTTGAAAAACTCCTGTTCCAAGTCATCAACACTGTGAATGTCTGTTGCTGTAATGTCCCCACCTCTTGAGGCTAACGTCATGAGACCGCCATCAATGTTGAAGAAATGTACGTTCTGCATTTCGGGAACGTCCTGCGCTGTGCCCGCAAGGTGTGTCTTACCTGCTCCAGGGTCACCATAAATCAGAATATTGATTTTTGATGTGAACAAATCCTGGGTTATTTTGTAACCTGCCATTTCAGTTATCACCTCCTTAAAGTTTGTCGATATAAGTTGCTGCTTCATCAGCCACATGGAGTATCCACGCCAACGGGCAAGCTTCATATGCCGAGGATATATCGCTGTATGTAGTAGCGTCCCACTGCCCCATGTGACAGTTGATTGCAACAGCCTCCTCGGGGGTCAACTTCAAGAAATTCTGTACCAAGTACATTGATTTTGAACCATGACCACCAAATTTGAAATCCTCGTCCCGTTTCCATGTGGGGTACTGCTCCCACTGATTGTTTGCGTCCTTGCGCCATCTCATTTCAGTCTTATACATACCGATTTTGCAAAGGTCATGGAACAGCGCAACAATAGCGATAGTTTCCATGGAAACATCAACCTTGTAAAAATTGGCGAGGCTCACAAGGTGGTGGTAAACTGCCACACTGTGTTCAAGCAGACCACCTTCATGCGCCCCATGGTACCTTGACGAAGCAGGAGCCACGAAAAAATCTGTTGTTTCAATCCAATTCATTAAGTCTGTAATACCATCGCGCTTAATATGTTTGTTGACGATTGAAACAAAATCCTCTTTAGGGTTTGTCGGAACCAATATCATTATTATCACCTCCTATATTACTATTATAACACACTCAGGTATATTGTGTCAATTACTTTATTGTCACGTTAGGGGGTACATGACGGAGAGTGTGTTCTCCTGTGTTCTCCGTTACATCTCTCTTGCATTCTACGCGATATACGTACCGATGCCCCACCCTCCCACCGAGAATGCAACGGAGAGCACGAGGAGCGCCTCCCGCGTTATTTCTTTTCTCTGACTGTGTATTCGGTGCTCCTGAGAAATTCAGCGTCATGCTTGCGTAACTCCGCTTGGCACAAGTTACCATATTGACACATTTTACAATTCCAAGGATAGACAAACCTTGGGTTGTTTGCTTTGCAAGCCTTTTTAACTGCCCAACTTGCGAGTACGACTGACTGTTCCCAAATATTCTGAACCGTTTCGGGATTGCGGTACTCATAAGTTGCTCTGTACCACTCGATGTCAGCCAGCTTTGGCTTCATTTCTTCCTCATAGTCTGCGGGGTTAAAGCCATGCATCTCCAACACATGTGCATAATGCTCCCATGTAGTTTTTATCTTTGCACGACTAAATGTGCCGTTTTTCAGCTGTGCAGGGTCAGCCGCTGGTGTGTTTACATGTTGCCATGTCATGGTGCCTGTAATGTCGATACCCATCTTGGAACATGCCCTTGTGTACACAGCATTCTGGATATTAAAAGCCTCTTCATCATCAGGTGAAAGTGACTTTCGGAATTTGTAGTCAGTACACCATATAAACCCCGTTTCTCTGTCTCGCAGAATAGCATCAATATACCCATGCATTCCCTTACTGCCTGGACAAGGCATTAAGAAATGGATTTCGAGTGCTGGAATGGGCTGATCGTTTTTGTATAGGGTAATTACTTCATACTTTTCGATGTCGAACTCCCAAAATGCCTGTGTGAAAACACTTTCAGCATCTGCCAATATTTGTTCCTGCTCAGGGATTTCTTCTTCGAGGAAACAATTACTCGACATATACTTTTCCCATTCTTCGCCCATCGCCAACAATGCTTCTTCTAAAATGTGCTCTGGACCATATAAAGAGTCGTTATCCAACCCCCACTTAATCCGCATAGCTGTTTCCATTCCCTTATGGCACAGTTTGCCGATTGACAAATATGGACGTTCAATTCTCGGGGTGAGTCGCTCAATATAGTTGTATGCCCATTTCTTGGGGCAACTCATGAATGTCTGCAATTGGGATACGCTCACCATGCCCTCTGTGCTTACATCGTCTGGGAATAAGCATTTAGTGTTCTTCGACATTTTTATTTTCCTCCTTTAATATTGACGACAACAAATGTATGATTACACTGACAGTCCAACCATTACCAAGCATTTTATAGGCCTGCGTGTTACTTACGGGAAACTCGTACCAATCAGGCACTGTTTGTAGTCGCTTACACTCATTTACTGTTAGCTTACGTATAACATAGCAACCGTCTTTTAATTTGATGGGATATTTCTTATCGTTAATTTCGATAAGCCCATTTTCCACTTTGTAGATTGGGGTGTTTGTTTCGTTATCGGCTTGTATAGCGTATAACCCTGTTTTACTTCCCATTCCACCGCCATTAGCCGTTAGTGTAACACTTTTAGCATTAGGGTTATAAATCCACATACCCTGTGATTTTGATAATTCGCCATTGGGTCTTGGCAATGCACCCACCCGCTCAGCTACGAGTCTTCTTGCCTCCACTGAAGTTAGCGCAGTCGATTTACCATCAATGCGAGCTTCGGGTACGCGTACGAAAGAGCCATCTTCTTGTCGTTTTCTTCCCGCAACCTGCATGCTCACACCAATTGCAGCCATGTTATCTTTTTGCACTGTAGTTAGTGCATTAGTTTTGCCCCCACCACGTACTTCAAGGTGTTGTTCTGTTCCTGCTTCGGACTTTTTGCTCCTGCTACCCGTATCACAATAAACTCCACGAGAGCTTACACATTCGACAACAGGTTCAGCGACCACATTGTATGGAACACCCTTACACACGTTAGCTACCAAACAACCACTCTTGTCGTTCTCTGCGGGTTTCTGACAAAAGCTCCACCTATGTTCCTGATGATCCCTAACCATGTAATCCATTTCTTTTTCAGACAAAGAGGTATAACTACTATCGAGTACATCTTTTAGAAGAATTCCTCTGTCTTCGGGTTGGTCAACATCAACTTTACTGTATGTGCCATCGGAATTTCTCTTACCAACCCAGTATAAACGTTGCCTGTTTTGTGCAGAAACGAGTGCAGAATTTATACAAATCGGTTCGAACCCGAAAGTTTCGGTGATTGACATTCGGATTTCATTGCTCATGGACTTATTGTTCTCATAAAGAAAGTATTTTGGTTTGCTCTCCTTAAGCGCTCTAACAAATTGGCTGAACAATTCCCAACCGACACCGCTTGCCTTTTTTTCTCTCTTATCCGCTGACTGTGCAATACTCCAATATGTACATGGTGAACCACCAATAACCATATCAAAACCCTCAAATTGTTTGAAGTCAGCTTTAAATACGTCACCCATATGCTCAACATCGGGAAAATTGTGTTTGCTGGTTTGAATAGCATACTTGTCTATCTCGTATGCAACATACCTATCTACGGGGACACCTAACTCGGTAAATGCTATCAAACCGCATGACATACCATCAAATAAACTCAGTACATTCATGGTTTTATGATTCGTCCTTTCTTCTCCATTTACCATTTGGCATTTTTTCAATCGCTCCGACAGCCTCCAACTGTTTAATTTGGCGGCTTACTGTCGATGGTGATTTTCCTGTGACGTTTATCACGTCTTTTTGTGTAAACTCCTGCCCGTCAAAAGCTTCCAGTATGTAAGCCTGGGCAGGTGCTGAATTTAAAGTATTGATGCTCGGTTCATACTGTCGAGCAGTTACTTGATATCGCATGGGGTGCACTGTTGAAATGTCGAAGGTTAGAGATATAGGTGCTTGGTTACCCATTACCTTTGAATGTCGACGCACAACCACTTCGTTGGGTGCAAGTTTCTGATTTCGACGTACCTGCCAACCAGCTTCGAGGAATGCATTCAGGAACTGTGAACCCCATGAGTCTTCTCGGGCTGTGCTGTCAGGGTCGAGGTTTTTCTTGGAGTGGTGAGAAATTACAAACGAACACCCATACTTATCACGCCAAGTTTTGAGTACCATCATCTGATTAGCGAGGTCTGCCATGTAGTTATCAACACCAGAAGTGGTGGAATAAAGCGGGTCAATGAGTATTACCTTGGGTTTTATCTGCCTGATTTGTTCCTCAAGTTCGTTCAATACGCTTTCGTTATCAAATCGCAACATACGTGATGGGTGTATATATATCGGCAGGTCAGGAATGCATGGTATCTGCCATGCGTCTTTATCCAACTGCACCAAAGCACCCAATTTTTGTTCAGCTATAAGAGCAAGTCGTTCAGTTAAACCACCGTGGCTATCCTCCTGCTGTATGATAAGCGCGGGTCCAGTCTTGTTTATTTGTGCCTGTCCCAGGAATGGTGACCCTGTACTTATCGACACTGCAAGGTCGAGTAATATCCACGTTTTATAACTCTCGGGTGGAGAGACAAGAAAAGTAATGGATTTATCGGGAAGCCAATCTTGTACTAACCAAGAAGCACCCTCGCTTCCATACCCTTTTACATAGTCTCGCATTCGGAGCAAATCGAAAGTATTGTTCTGTGTTTCAGCGTTAGATTTGGTATCGTCTTCATATTCAACGCTTGTAAACTGCCCGCCGACAACAGCGCATGAACGCTCAATAGATTTGATAGTTGTACGGATTTCCCGCATTGGGAGCGGTGGGTCGTTGCGCTCATTCCATTCCGTCAGTAGAGCTTCTACTATGTCTGAATTGAGACCCTTGCGGAAAAAATACCCAGCCAATCTTGCGCAGGCATCGTTTCTCCCGCCCTCGGAAACACCACGAAGAGTTTCTGTTATCCACCCGTCCCCTTGTACCTTGGGTTGGCTCTGAATGTCAAGAAGAGCTTTCGGGAACACACCGAGCGGTCCCTGTTTCACCCATTTGTATGGGTTGCCGTTCGGGTGGCGTGTAGGTGGTAACACAATAAACCCACCATCGGCGCGGAGGTCGGCACCCTCAAATATCCCTACTCGATTTGCAACTTTCGAGATGTTGTTCGGGTAAAGGTAAAATAAATGGTATCCGCCCGTGCCAGTCTGAGATATCATCTGTGTTGGGTACCGCCTTAGTAATTCCTCAATTGGAATGCTGCAGTAACTTTCAACATCAAGCACCACCACATTTGAAATTCGGCCTGTAACCATACCGACACCCGCACCGCTCAAATTGGTGAACCAATTGTCAACCATTTCTTTCGTAGCTTTGGTGTGCTGATATTGTAACCAATTCGTCATATACGGACGCTTTTCTGATGGTTTAACAGGCAATACCGACCAACCGCGGTCAACATATTCTGTCGCTTGTCTTTGTACTTCATTCATTGCCATCGCCACTCAGGTCAAGTAATTCATGTGTTTTTACTTTGTAAAGTGCAGCGTATTTCTCCATAGCTTCATCGGACAAACCCCGCTGACCAGATTCGTGTCGGCTGATTGTGGTAATGTCGTATCCTGTCAAAATACTTACCTCCTGCAGAGTAAGCCGCGCGCGGTCGCGGTACTCCTTGAGCCTGTTCTTGATTATTATTTTTGCCATTCTTAAATCCTCCTTAATTACTGCTATAATGGTGTCCCCATTACTACTATTATAACATGACAAGATATGTCTTGTCAATTTATTTACCTTTAAGGTACCCCAAGTCTATATTGCCAGATTTCACCTCAGCAATTAAATCATGCTTGTTGTTCAATGTACTGTAAATTAACTCGTCTATAGTGTTTTCACATATTAAATAGTTAAACAATACTCTGCGCTCCTGCCCAGGTCTGTACAGTCGGGCTTTAGATTGTTCATATAAAGCCAGCGAATGCGGTAAACTGTAATATATGCACGCCCTCGCACAAGTCATATCTATTCCCTCAGCCCCAGCTTGTATCTGTACGGCAATAACTCCTCCACCCTGATACTCTCGCCAAGTCCCGAATGTGTTAGCCCTACCCGACAACTCAAATGAGGCAATCCCCAGATTGTAGCACACATCGTGTACAGCCTTAATGTCGTGCTTGAAAACACAGAATACCACTACTTTCTCATTTCTATCAATATCCTGCAAAAGCTCTTTTAATGCGTCTGCTTTAGTGTGGTTCAACTCCACTTCGGTCGGGGTGTCCTCAGGGTTTGCCTGCGCCATACAAAACCCTGATGTAATCTGCTGAAGTCGCAATATCTTAGCAAGTACATTGTTCAACACTACATACTGGCCACATTCGCACTCTGCGATAAATTCTTTGTTTAGGGATTTACACGTGGCATAATCCTTGGCGGAAAGGGACAGCCCAATCACATTCGGCGGAAGCTCCTCAGGCAGTTTTAATCGGTCTTGAATGTCCGACATTTTGCAAGTATACGCTATAGAGCTAAATTTACTGTTCAACTCCTGCAGATTTTTACACCCGACCACAAAAGGTGGGGTGGTGTAACTCATAATAGCATATTTACTGAGAAATGTCGCATGATTAGTACCGAAGATAGACGGGTCAAGAAATCTATACTGGCCATAGACATCGAGCGGGCTGTTCGCCATAGGTGTTCCAGACAGGCACATTTTATACGGTACATCTTTGCCGAGTAAAGCAAGATATTTGCTCACTTTTGAACCTGCGGCTTTAATTCGGTGGCTTTCATCGAGTACCACCATGTCAAAGTGTAGCCGCCGCATTAAATCACCCATCGGGTCACGCCATATAATGTCGTAGTTTACAACTATAACTACTTTGGGCGTGTCTGCATTGACCTTCATAAATTCCCGTATATCATCGGACTTGCTCTTGACGGTACCTTTTTGCTTATCCCACACCCGCATGCTGGTATCATTTGGGTAAAATTTTTCGATATTTGTGCGCCATACTGGCACTACCGCTTTTGGGCATACCACTAATACACGCTTGACATCGGACCGACCAAAAATTGTGTCTATTGCTACACGGGTTTTTCCTGTACCCATATCCATATCGAGCATAACGGATTCATGTTGCATTGCAAACTGAAAAGCTTCTTCTTGATTTTGCCATCGTTCAGTCACTGTTTTCACGCTCCTCAATCAACTCAAACCGATATTTCTGCTTCACGTCGGGATATTTCTCGTGGTCTACCTCTGACAGAAACATTTCAAGCGGTCTTGCGTATATTCCGTTTATGTGGTCGCTGTTGACAGCTTTTCCACTACATTCATACACGACAAGGCTCTCACCTGTTTCTGTATGGGTAGCAATAGTAGTTATTTTTGCTGTAAATCCTTTAAAATGGCGATACACACTGCCTATCTGGATTTGTCTGCTCATTCTCCCTCACCCCCGTCCATTATTTTTGCGCCGCAGTGAGGACAAAAGTTAAAATTTTCTGCGCCGTTGGTTTCAAAAATGTTATACGCCATTTTGCACTCAGAGCAAATTATTGTATCACCTGAAAACGTAAGCCTTCTGAAATGCCCGTGCTTCACGGGTGCAACCGTTATTTCCCCGTCTACAATTGATTCTTTCAGAGCTTCTTCAATAGCTTTCGGAAGTTCCTCTAAAGCAGTAGATAACCTATCATCTAAAAAATCAGTCTTGCACACGCCGAATTTAATAATAAACTCTTTGTCAATATTTACATTTCGTATTTCAGCCATTATCAGTCTCCTTTCTGTGCATAAACGCACCACAGGAGGGGCACCATTTAAAGGACTTTACCACGCTTGGCGGTGCTTCAAATGTGGGGTCGTAAACCCTGCCGCAGTGTGAACACCGTACACCCGAATGTGTATGCGTCCACACCCCGCACTCTGCGCCGTTGTCCTCCATAGCGTAATGCCGATCAAGTGCAGTAAGCAGTTCCCATATAGCGTGGGACAACCTGCAGACCGCATTCCAGTCCTTACACTTTGCCGCCGCATCTTGCTGTTCCGTAAGAAAAACAATACGCCTATAGACAAAATCGAAATATTTATCCTGCCCTACCACTTCTCACACCTCTTCCCTGTACTTAAGGCACTCGCACACTGCCCCGATAAATTCACCGTTTTTCATCTTTCCGTTACTGAAATGAGGGAGACCCAGCTCCTGAATGCTGGGGTTGCCATAGGAAAACACCATTTCAACTGCGTGACGGATAGCCCTTTCAACACGCTGTGGTGTTGTATCGCACTTTTTTGCAATTTCGGGATACAGCCTCTTGGTTATGCTGTGCAGATAACTCTCGTCCTCAGAAACCATAAGCACCGCATGCTTGAGGTATGTAAACCCGTAGTTGTTGACTGCAACACCCATGTTTCTGAGCGTCTGGGACACTGTTTTTTCTGTTACTTTCATAAATCGTACTTCCTTTCACATTGTTGATACTTCCTGGCGCAAATCTATACCATATTTGTCCTTAATATGTTCGATTAACTGCTCAGTGTTTATTGTTTTGCCAAACACATCGGTATTACATGCGAGTTCCGCCGTAGCGTGTAAATTGTTTACAAACTTACAGAGCCTATCGTGCTTCCACCCGTAATTTACTTCAAGGTTAACCAACACAACAGCAAGTATTTGTGCTGAAATATCCGCATTTATGTTGTCGTATAATTTACACACCTCAGCTTTAACCGCATTATTGAAACTTTCTTCAGTAACAACCATAGACCGTTTCGGTTTGTAATTAGATGTCACGACCGCCACCCCTTACCCATCTCCAGAATGTTCGGGAACACCACGCCAGACCACGCCACTCCAGCACACAAAGTATATATATCAATATCCATTCACCGCCTACTGCAGCATATCCACGTTCAGCGTATGCGATAGAACACATTAATTTTGCTGTCAGCACGTTTACTATTACAGCAGTAACGGTGACTACAAACATTGTAAAGATTAATGATTTGTACTTCCTGAAAGTCCTCATTTAAATTCACCTCCTACCTGACGAACCAACTCGTCCATCACCCGCGCACCTGGACCAGTAGGGTTAATCACCCCCACCACTTTATCTATAACAATCAGATGTTTTTCTCTGAGAGTAGAGAGAACTGCTCCCGCAGAAATCGGGGACATTTCATTCACCACTTCCCTCAGCACAGCAGCTGTCGTTACCTGAAGTGTCTGGTTAATACGACTGACATGAGCCACGGCGAGCATCATCGTCACTTGCTTCTCGGTAAGCTGTACAAACGTATCGGCGTATGTGCCACGAAAAACATATTCTTTTGGCTTTCTTTTGGCTTTCTTCTTAGGGGGTACGTCTGTACCCGCAGAACGCTCAAGTTCAAGAGAAGTACTCTCTCTTTCGCAGGAGACACATTCTTCGGTTTTATCCTCGTTAACGGCGTTCAAGAGCGCAGCCGCTTCAGCCTCTCGCCTGCCACACTCGGTGTTCAGCTTATACAAAAGCAGTGATATACAACTTCTATTATCCGTATCGGCTTCAATCAGTATTTCACGCAGCTGCTGGTCGTTCCAATCGTCCGCAATTTTCCGCAGGTCTGCTTTCAGCCTACTGGTATAGTCGCGCATCTCTGCTACTGTAGTTAACTGCTGGATTGTTGTGTTGCCCCCGCACACTCTTTTTAATTCGGGGCGTGTCAGTTGTATATAGTCTTCTTTATCTTGGTTGGAGTACCCAGCCGCATCTGATGTGTCCTTTTCTGCGTCCCTCGTCCACCAATTCCCGAGCGTGTCAACCAAAATACCATGCTTGTTTTCGATAATTGACACCTGCTTACCGCTTGCGCTTGTTACTATCATTTGTTTTCTTCCTCCTTTTGGGTGTCCTGTGTGGTGCTGTCCACATTATTATTATTATACCACACAGGACATAGCCCTGTCAATTGATTTCTTGTCACTCTATTTGTCAGCGAGTTTGTCAGTGTGCCGACTGAATTGCTGTAAGAATAGCGTTCATCATTGCGGGGTGGAACGTTACCATCATAAACTTGCCCTCGTCACGGGTTGCATTATTGCCTGTGGCGGGTTTGTGGGTGATAAAATCGGTGTACGCATTTATTAAACCCCAACCCGTACCGCGGAAGTTTCCGTTATCATCTGCATTGTATGCTGCAGTAAATTTAGCGCGGGCTTCCTCCAGCTGATGGAGCTTAAATGCATTCATCTTCTCGCGGTCCACTATCGGGAACATTTGGTCGAGCACCTTGTCAACCTGAGCGGGAGAGAGCTTTATTCCAACGTACTGCTCAGCCATCTTATTCAGTTCCTGCATGTAGTCGGCACTAAGTTTTAGTACATCTCGTGCCTCCTGCAGTTTTGCTTCAGCGTTACCTACGTGACGAATTGACACTGTGTTCTGCGTATTTCCGAATGCGAAGTTAAATTGGTTCTGGCACACTAATCGAAGTGGGCAAATTGCCGCGGTTATTTTAATCTTTCCCGAGAAGCCATTTCGGAAGATTACATGAGGTGTAAACTCGTCACCGAGAATGTTCACACTCGGGAGCTTGCCAATAACATAAACCATGCCGTTTTCAGTTTCTCCAGCTTTTTCGAAACTAAGCTCACTGCCCATATAGTCGACAAATTCAAACGCTTCGTGGTTCTGTATTACCTGGAATTTGTCCGATACTACATCATAAGTCTTGCCATTACTGTTTACTGTCATGAAGCGGTTGGGGATTTCTACCATGCTACCGCCGTCCACTGCGGGTATAAAGATTGGACTCTTCGAAACTTCGTAATCAAGACCCGAGAGGCGGAGCACCTGCTCCATGTTCTTGCATTCCTGCACGTCCTTACCAATTGCGTGCCATGTAGTGGTTTTATCTACAAAAATCTGTTCGCTCATTTTTACTTCCTCCTTGTTAATTCAGCTGATTTCTACAATTGAAAACAGATATGTGCGGCCGTTCAGGTTTTCCATTGCGTACAAGTACGCTGCAAGGTAACTCTCGAAATTTCCCTGCTTCACTTCGCCGTCACAGTACCGAATTTCATACTTCTTCATGTCGTTTTACCTCCTATCATTCGATTCCAAGCTGAGCGGCAATTACCTTGCCAATTTCGGTGAGCTTGAATGCTGTTGCCTTATGACCGTTTACCTTGCTGACACCCCTTGCGCCGATACCCTTTTCGCAGAGAGTGGAAATCATTGCGCCCACCGTCATAGGCTTGTTCTTAAACTGACCGCCAATGTCATCGCAGAGGCAATCAACCCAAACTTCGCTGTCCAAGCCATTCTCCCAGAAGCAGGTGTCGGGAAGGTGTTTCATGAAGTCCACCTGCTTCGCTGTCAGGGTGATAAGATTTGCGTCCGTCTCTTCGGGGTCAGCCTCTGTTGTCATGTGCATTGAGAAAGCTACATCTTTTGACTTGCGGGTCCTCTGAGTGGGCTTCTTCTTAGCGGGAACGGGTTCGTCCTTGTAAGTGTTTGCTGTGTCGGCTCCGAGGTTGTCGGTAATTTCTACCTCTACGGCTGTTTCTTCCTCTTCGGCTATCTTCGCATTCTGCTGTGCAATGTACTCTTCCTGGGCTTCGTTGAAAGCCGCAAGAGAAATGCGGGTCTTCTTGCCGTTCTCAGTCTTGTAGCAGTAGCCAGTGAGCTTACCATTCTTTGCGAGTATCTCATAATCAATGTTGTTAAGTGTGAATTTCATAATTATTTCCTCCTATATTTTTAACATTAAGTGGGCGTTCCACTGATTTCCTTACTTGTTAGCAAATTTGATTGCAGCTTCTACGGTCTTGAAGGTCTTGACGTGCTGTTTACGGCCTCCGAAAAGAACTCGCTTGAGTTGCCAACCCTTGTCACCAGGAATGATAACGAATGCGGGTTCAAGTATCTTCATTGCTTCGCCTGTCTTGTGGTTGATACCAACCCCAACAATCTGCTGCTTGTCGCTCTCGTAAATTGTACCATCAAATTTAAATTCCATGTTGTTTTCCTCCTGTGTTTTTAACGTTATTGGTTTTGGGCGTTGTTCATTATCTCTATAAAAATTATAACACGACAAATACCCTTTTGTCAATTAGTAGATTGCACAAAGTTTTAGGCTTCTTTTTGTGCAGATTGCACAATATATTGGCAGATTGCACAAACAACCCGTATTCAGAATGTATATTGTTTGTGCATATTGCATATACAAATCGCAATGCAATTGCGTCAATACAAATCGCTATACAAATCGATACAAATCGCCCGCACTTGTCAAACAATTCGTGTTAACCGAGAGCGGTTGTTACGGGAAGCAGACACCTTGTAGTGACAAATTGTATTCGTTTGTATCCCGCGTTTGGTTGTCAATTGTATTGTATTGTATTCCCCCTAAAAGGGGGAATACAATACAACACAAATACAACGCCTGCAATACAAGTGAAAATAATATAGACTACTTGACAAGATTTGTGTCGGTATGGTATAATGGGAATAGAACATAATGACTGCGAAAGGAGGCAGTAACTTGCCATATGTAGATTTCCCCAACAGCCAAAAGGGTAAAGAAGCCCGAAAAGCGTTTTGGCTGTCCCCTGATGGAATAACATTAATCAGTCAATGGCGCAGGGAAGGTGTTCCCCTTGAGGAGATAGCGCTTAGTTATATCGGTGTGTCCGATGTCACCTTATGGAAGTGGACAAAGGCCAGTAACGACTTAGCGGTTGCACTGCAGGTATCTAAGGACTGCACAAATTCAAAGGTTGAGCAGGCTTTACTCAAAAGGGCGTTAGGATATGATTATGACGAAGTGACAAGGGAATTAGTCGAGGGCGAAATGCGGACAACAAAGGTCATAAGAAAACACGTTTCACCCGATGTTAAGGCTTGTCTTAGTTGGCTGTTCTCGCGCAGACCCGATAGATGGCGCGCTATTCAGGACCCACTTGATACTGATGCCGAAGCAATTGGAATGGCGAAAAGAATGTTGGTTACAATTAAGGAGGCTGCAGAAGAAGTACCTCCTGTGGCTCCCGTTGCACAGGACGATACTAACCCCACCACAAGTACGGGTATCAATCAGAATTAAAGAGAAGTACTAAGAAGAAGCTCGGAGAAAATACCCCGTTAGAAAATTTAGTTAATGAAATCGTGAAATTGAGGAGATGGTAATTTGGACATGACGATACAAATCAGCCCCAAGCAGGCTGAATATATCAAAAATGCAAATTGCCGTTGGAACTTTAAAATCGGAGCCACCCAATGTGGTAAAACATTTATCGATGTTCAATACGTTATCCCACACAGGATAATGGAGCGAGTGGGCAAAAAAGGTTTAAACGTCATACTTGGTGTATCTAAGGAAACCATTGAACGAAATGTGTTGGAGCCAATGCGAGATATATGGGGCGAACATTTAGTTTCCCCGATAAATTCCAGAAACTTTGCAACTATTATGGGTGAAAAGGTTTACTGCTTGGGTGCCGAAAAGGTAACTCAAGTTTCCAAACTCCGAGGTGCGAAGTTTAAATATGTTTATGTTGACGAAATTGTTGATATAAACCCCGATGTGTTTCAGCTGCTCAAATCCCGTTTATCGCTCCCATATTCAGTGTGCGATGCTTCGGGAAACCCATCATACCCAACCCACTTCATCAAGAAATTCATTGACAGCAAAGGGAACGGTGTTGATATTTACTGTCAACAGTGGACACTTTATGATAACCCATTTTTAGACCCCACTTATGTAAAAGCACTTGAGCGGGAGTATGCAGGAACGGTGTTTTACGACAGATACATACTCGGTAAATGGACACAGGCAGAGGGTCTTATTTACCCAATGTTCTTGAACGCAATCGAGGATATTTCTCTTGAAAGCGTAGAACAGTATGTGCTTTCTATCGACTACGGCACCCAAAACGCTTTTGCGGCTCTCCTGTGGGCAAAAAGTAGGTCCGCATGGTACGCTATTGACGAGTATTATTATTCAGGTAGAGATAAGGGTGTGATGAAGACTGATGAAGATTATTTGGAGGATATGGAGGAGTTTATAAAAAACGTCCCCACCCCGATTACAACAATTATTGACCCCTCAGCGGCTTCATTTATCGCCGCACTTCGCAAGAGCGGAAAATTCAGCGTAAAGAAAGCGGATAATGATGTAATGGACGGTATCCGCAACACCGCTACTTGCATGAAGTCGGACAAAATAAAAATCTCTTCGAAGTTGACTAATTGGAGGCAAGAAGTCGAGGGGTACGTGTGGGAACAAGACGAAGACGCGGACCGCCCAATCAAAATAAACGATCATCTTATGGACTCCACAAGATACTTTGTCAACACCATGAAGTTAGCAAAAAAAGATTTGAACACAAAATACAAGTCGCCTTTCGGCGGTATGTAATAGAAAGGAGAACGTAATGTTATTAACATTTCAGGATTTTGGGGAGTATAAGAAGCGCGGCAACATAGCTGGTTTCATCAAAAATGCTATCGAAGAACATCGCGCAAGCCCTATGTTCATAGATGCAGTCACAGCTGATGCATACAACCACCAACGCAACATTACTATTAACACATATGTCCGCACTATGTTTACACTCTCAGGCACAGCTATCGAGGACTTTACTGCGTCAAATAACAAAATCGCCAGCAATTTTTTCCACAGGCTGAACACGCAGAGATGTACATATTCACTTGGTAATGGTATTTCTTTCCAGAAAGAAAACATTAAAGAGAAGCTTGGTACAGACTTTGACAATAAGCTTTGGGACCTTGGCTACAAATCTCTTATCCACGGTGTGTCGTTTGGTTTCTGGAATGTTGACAAACTCTATATCTTTCCCCTAACCGAGTTTGTGCCTCTATGGGACGAGTACGATGGTACACTCAAGGCGGGTATAAGATACTGGCAATTGGCTCCTGATAAACCTACTATAGCTATTCTTTACGAGATTGATGGTTATACAAGATACAAATCGGTCAGCGATAAAGGTTTAGTGTTCAATATTGAACATGAGCAGAAGCCATATAAAGTAAGAGTTAAACACACTGAAACTAGTGGTGATGAGGTTATTGGAGTAGAAAATTACTCCTCGCTGCCAATTATCCCCATGTGGGGTAGTAAACTTCATCAGTCCACATTGGTCGGTATGCGTGAGAAAATCGACAGTTTTGACCTTATCCGCTCAGGCTTTGCAAATGACCTGACCGATTGCAGTCAGATTTATTGGATAATATCCAACTGCGGTGCTATGAATGATGAAGACCTCGCCAAATTCCGCGACCGACTGAAAATAAACCACATCGTCAATGCTGATGATGGTGATGTCCACCCCTACACGCAGGAAATTCCGTACCAGGCAAGAAAACAGTATCTTGATGATATTCGGGCAGGAATTTATGAAGATTTTGGCGGTCTTGATGTGCATACGATAGCCGCAGGAGCAACAAACGACCATATTGATGCAGCATATCAGCCACTTGACGAAAACGCCGATGACTTCGAGTATAACATCATCGAATTTGTACAGCAGTTGCTCAGCCTTATAGGAATAGATGCGGTTCCAATCTTCAAACGCAACCGAATTTCCAACCAAAAAGAACAGACTGAAATGGTACTGCAGGCGGCACAATATCTTGACGAGGAAACCGTTATCAACAAACTACCATTCATTACACTTGATGAAGTTAAAGCTATCATCAAGAAAAAAGATGCAGAGGACGTCGACCGCCTGACACACGGAGAACCAACGGAAAGTTCCGAAGAGACACAGGAACAGATACCCGTACAAGAGGGCGCAGAGGGTGAAGAAGCTTAACGGAAAGCAAGAGAAACGCATTCTCGGAGGTGAAAACAATTGAATATCAACGCGCAGAACGACAAAGAAGTTGAAAAGCTTGAAAAGAAACTCCGCGCAGTGTATTTGAGGGCGCAAACTGAAACGCAGGCAAAGATGGAAGATTATTTGCGGAGGTTTGCAACTAAGGACGCGATTAAGCAGGAGCAAGTGAAGCAGGGTAAAATAACGCAGGAAGAGTATATAAACTGGCGCAAGGGTCAAATTGCAGTCGGCAAACTTTGGCAGGATAAAGTAAATGCACTGGCTGCTGATTATACAAATGCGAACCGAATTGCCATGGGTGTAGTCCGTGGGGATATGGCGGGTACTTTTGCAACCAATCACAATTACGCTGCATATCAACTCGAACATGACACAATGCTCAACCTCAGTTTTTCACTTTATGACCAAAATACACTTGTAAACCTTGTCAAAAATAACCCAGATATGTTACCCCTACCATCTGTGGATATTCCGAAAGACTTACGATGGAATAAGCAAAAAATAAACGCCGTTATTATTCAAGCAGTATTACAGGGTGACAGTATTCCGAAAATTGCACAGAGTTTGCGCAAGGTGTCTGACATGAATTATAAAGCAGCAATACGGAATGCTCGGACTTCAATGACCGCAGCACAAAATGCTGGTCGAGTAGAGAGCTATAAACACGCTCAGGACATGGGGATAAACCTTGAACAAGAGTGGCTTGCTACTCTTGACGGGCGCACCCGCCACTCACACAGGCAGATGGACGGTGAAAGAATATCGGTTGCAAAAGACAAATGGCACCCCGCCAAATTCTCCAATGGCTGCAGATATCCTGGCGACCCTAATGGTCCGCCTTGGGAAATTTACAACTGCAGGTGTACACTCGTAGCGGCCATAAAGGGCATTGACCAGTCAAACGCTCCGCGAAATTCAAAGCTTGGGGGCATGAGCTATGAAGAGTGGAAGAATGGACACAAAGCACAACCCGCACAGGCAGCTGCTCCGTCCGTACCAGTAGCATTATTACACCTGCAAAGTATTCGTGCGGTGCTTGGAGATGATTATGTAAACGCCATGGAAACCCTGCTGGAGTTTACCGAGGAGCCGAATGTAAAGGATTTGTACTATAAGTTTGGTGATAGATTAGATGTAGTGAACGACCCAGACATGAAAGGCGGAGCGTTCTTCAGACCATCTGAGGGTAAGGTACACATGAACGCTGAGTATGTGTCTAAGGGTGACAACCTTCACGCACCATACCAAACAGCATTCCATGAATTTGGGCATAATATAGACTGGCTTGCGGGTCGTGATGCTGGCGGCACTTACATTTCTGTTGATTATGAGAATGGTAAACTCGGTAAAACTATTAAATCCGATTGGCAGCAATTTAAAATTAAAATGTTCAGAGATTATCCATCAGAATACTTATACGGGGGTACTATTGAAGCCCAAGAAAAGACCTTCCGCATGTATGTTAGATATGTAGACACAGGTGATGGTAAATATATTGCGTTGTCGCACAAACTGCAAAACGGGGAAATTACAATGTATGAAGCAATGCATGATGATAAACTTATGCAACGTGTAATGGCGCAAATGAAAAAGGATTGGGTTGACCCCGATGATGTAACAATTGCTTTGTTAAAGCGGGAGGGCAAGGACATATCCGAATGCGGCAGTGTGTCAGATATTATTGAATACTGTACTCGCAAGTCTTACCCACTTGGGGTGGGGCATGACCTCAAGTATTGGAAAGGCAACCCAGATGCGGGAGCTAAAGAATTTTTCGCAGAAACTCTCGATGGCATGGCGGCAAACCCCAAATCACTTGCACAAATGCGCCGTATCTTCCCTAATTCAGTTGGTGTAGTTGAAGAAATTGTAGGAGGTCTTGTCAAATGACACGAGAAGAAGCTATTAAAGCATATGAGGATAAATTCGGTGGGTTCCCTTATTTTCTTATGATGGGTGCCCCTGATGAAGTAATAATTACGGTAGTGGAAAAGTCGCTCAGGACGGGCGAGGAGATAGAACCCGAAGAAGATGCTGTGTATTAAGAAACAAAAGAAACGGTACTTCCTTTGCGCTGTGGTATCGGGCAATACGCTTGTACGGGTATTAATGCCAGAGCGCAAAGAAGATACTGTCTCTTTTGCAGGAGACATACACTGTGTGTTGTGATGGGAGGAAAGAGCACAATGGGCGATGTTGAAATCAGAAACGACAATACCGATGAGGTACTTGACGCGATATCGGAACAGCTTGGGGTAGGACTTGAAACTATTGGACTTGTTGCAGAGGGATATGCTAAAAGATTGTGTCCTGTGGACACTGGCCGACTGCGTAACAGCATTTCACACGCAGTCGATAATAACATGGCTTACATAGGCACAAATGTCGATTACGCTGTGTATGTTGAAATGGGCACTGTAAGAACGCGTGCCCAGCCCTATCTAAAACCTGCAGCAGCAGACCATGTAAACGAATATCAAGAAATCCTCGAAGATGCCATGCGGGGTGGCAGATAACATGTCAAAACGAGGCGCTTTCAACTGACAATACAAATTGTTGCAATTGACAAATACTTATAACACCTAAATGGGCTTCGGAGTTTGTTTTTCAATTCATTTGGACAATACAAATTACATACAAATGACAATTGCCCCGCTATTCGTTCGTCATTTGTATTGTATTGTATCTCTCTTTTAGAGAGTACAATACAATACAAACGCGACAGCCAGCAATGCAACGATACAATAAACAATATAGTAAATTACTTGACAAAAGTGGTGTTGGTGTGGTATAATAAAAATAACATAAGCAATCTGAACGGCAAAGAACGCCGCCGAGAGAAAGGAAGATTACAAATGGCATTAACTAAAACAGGACTTAAAGAGATACTCAGCAAAGCGGGTGTACCTGCTGAAAATATAGCTGAGGCAGTTGAGAGCATACTTGATGGGCACGTGACATCAATAAACGCGCTGAGAGAAGAAATTGCCGCATACAAGGCCGATGCTGAGAAGCTCCCGAGTGTTCAGAAAGAGTTGGATACTCTTAAGTCCACCAATAACGACGAGTGGGAAACTAAGTACAAAGCGGAACACGAAAACTTTGAGCAGTATAAACTTGAAGTTGCCGCCGAGAAAGAGTTGAACACTAAGAAGCAGTTATATACACAGTTGCTTAAGGAACAGAACGTGGACGAAAAGCGTTTCGGCTCAATACTGAAAGTAACTGACTTCAACACCATAACTGTAAAAGACGGTAAACTCGCTGATATGGATAAACTTGTTGAGGCAATCAAGAACGACTGGTCAGGTTTTATCGTTTCACAGCGTACAGATGGCGCACCCGTTGACAACCCTCCTGGAGGTTCGGGTGCAATAACAAAGGCGGATTTTGAAAAGATGTCGTTATCTAAGCAAATGGAGTTTGCAAACACCCATGCTGATGTAGTGGCGGCATTCTACAAAGAATAGGAGTGAATTAAATGGGTATTTTTAACTCAAAGCATTTTAATTCTGAAGTATTCGGCAGATATCTCGAAACTGTTCCCCGCGTAAAACAGAATGCCTTCATCAAGGCAGGCATTCTCCGCAGCAGGGCTGACCTCAAGACTATGCTTACAGAGCAGACGGGCGGTAACTTTATCAGTGTACCCATGACTGGTCTTATCGGCGGTGACGCGCTGAACTATGACGGCAATACGGACATCACAGCAACTGGACTGGAGACATTCCTGCAGTCTATGATTGTTGTAGGTCGTGCTAAGGCGTGGGAGGAAAAGGACTTCACAAAGGACATAACTGGCAAGGATTTTATGGAAGACATTGCTGCCCAGGTTGCAAATTATTGGGATGATGTTGACCAGGCCACTATTCTTGCGACACTTAAGGGTATTTTCGGTGTTACGGCAAACGGTTTTAATACCAAGCACACCCTTGATATTACGGGCGGCGGTGACGCTTCACGTGTTGGTGCAACTACTCTGAACACGGCAATTCAGCAGGCTGCTGGTGACAACAAAAATCTGTTTACCATGGCAATTATGCACTCGGTCGTTGCTACAAATCTTGAGAACCTGCAGGTACTTGAGTATTACAAGCAGACCGATGCAAACGGCGTCCAGAAGTCAACAGGCATGGCAACTTGGAACGGCAGAACAGTTCTTATTGATGATGACGTACCCACCGAAGATGTACCTGAGTCCAGCGATGGTGCGAAAGACGGGTATACTAAATATACCACATACATTCTCGGTCAGAATGCATTTGATTACTGCGATTGCGGCGTTGCCGTTCCTAATGAGCCTCACCGTGACCCCAAGAGTGCGGGTGGTAAGGAATGGTTAATTACTCGTCAGCGTAAGATTTTTGCACCCAAGGGCTTTAGTTTTGTACAGCCTAGTGCTGCAATTATTTCACCCACAAATGAGCAGCTTGAAACAGCTGCGCGTTGGACTGTAGTGAAAGACAGTGCAGGTACAGGCTATTTCGACACAAAGGCTATTCCCTTTGCACGTATCATAAGCAGGGGTTAAGCAAGAAAGGCGGTGGAAATAATGCTTACCGAGTTGTGCAATACGTGCCGAAATTGGTTTACCTCAAGAGAGGATAAACATGTAGGTCACTTTACTATTGAGGGTGGCGTTATTTCCCCGCTCGACTTTGTTCTCGAAAACCAATATTTCAGAATAGTCGGTAGCCATTTTAACGATGGGGTATATAAAAACACCCCTGAGGAGCTTGATGCGTTAATTCCTGAAGAGTTTGACGGTCAAATCTGGGCAATGCGCATTCCTCCAGCTTTTTTAGCTTTAAACGATGAAATTGACAATTTCAATAAGAAAATTACCAACGAAGCAATTGGTCCGTATGCATCTGAAAGTTGGGGTGGATACTCCTACACTTTAGCTACGGGTTCATCAGGTGGCGTTATCACATGGCAAGAAGCATTTGCGCCAAAGCTGAAAGAATGGAGGAAATTGTAATGTCGCTGCTGACTGAAAGTATGGAAAAATGCGTTTTCCTTGACAAGAAACGTGTTCCCGATGGTGAGGGTGGTTATATTGTCAAGTGGGAAGAGGGTGCGGAATTTCAAGCTTCTATTGTGTTTGACACATCAATGGAAGCAAGAACCGCAGAAAAAGCGGGTGTAACATCATTGTACACCGTTTCAACTCCTAGAAACACCGTTCTGGAATATCATGATGTGTTCAAACGCATTTCGGATAACAAGGTCTTTCGTGTTACCTCCGATGGAGATGATAAACACACCCCCAACCGCGCAACATTTCAGATTTCACAAGTTACTGCGGAAGAGTATACACCTGAGGCGGTGACAACATGACAAAAACAGCAGTGTTACATAAATTCGTGAGCAGTTTTGGGCTTGAAGCTTATCAAGAACACTCTGTTCCCGATGAAGCCATTTTTCCATATTTAACATACTCAGTATCCACTGACAGTTTTTCTGGCAATGAAGTGCCTATAACAATTTCGCTGTGGTACCGAACAACTTCATGGTTGGCTGTAAATGCTAAGGCGGAAGAAATATCAACAGCTATTGGGTATGGGGGCGTAATTGTCAGCTGTGATGGTGGCAAGATGTGGATAAAGCGCGGTCAGCCGTTCGCAATCTCTATGGGCGATAATACAGATGATTTAATTAAGCGAAAATTGATAAATGTTTCCGTTGACTATTTAACACTTAACTAAGAAAGGGCGATATAATGGGAAAATTTACTGTAATTCCTAAGGATACATTCGATGGTTTACAGCTTGACGCGGGTGTTCTGCTGAAGAGCTTTGACCCCGAGACTGCTACTGAACCCAAGGACGAAGATATTATCTGTGCTACTACAGGCGGCATTAACGTTTCTTGTGTTGCTACATATTCCGACCTTGGAGAAGATGTTGATAACTGCCCCAATAACATGATGGAGTTGAAACATCTTGATGGTTGGGAATGTAAAATGTCATTTACTTCTCTCGGAATGACCTCCGAGGCCATTAAAATAGCTCTCGGTGCAGCTGATATCGGTGGAACAAACAATTCAAAAATTACACCTCGCAAAGACCTTGAGCAGACCGACTTCTCCGATATTTGGTGGGTTGGTGATAAGGCTGACGGTGGTATGGTTGCTGTACAGCTGAAAAATGCATTATCAACAGGTGGCTTTTCTCTCAAGACCACCAAGAACGGAAAGGGCCAGTTATCCGTTGAGTTAACGGGTCATGTTTCAATTAAAGCCCAAGAAGTGATGCCTATGGTATTCTATTCTACAGCTGCTGCAGTTTCATCGGCAAGTTCGGGTGATGAAACTGACATGTCAACCTAAACTTGAAATATGTGGAGGGTTTTATGAGATTATCGGAAATTTCAACTGACAGAGCCGCCGATGTACTGTGCGAAGTCAGCGTATACCTTGCGAACATTGCCACAGATGAAGAGTTGTCGGAGGAGTTAAAGCATAAAATAGACAATATCGACACCAAAACAAGAGCCGAAATCTTTGCACTTGGTGTCGAGAAAGTCACTGTTCTTATGCCCATAATCCTCAAGAAGCATAAGAATGATGTATTCGGTGTCCTTGCTGTTTTAAATAACACAACAATTGACGTTATTGCAAACCAGAATATCATGATTACAATGGCGCAGGTAAAGGAAGCTGTGCAGGATAGGGAGCTTGTTGATTTTTTCAAGTCGTGCGTGTCGGAGGAGATGAAGTAACTTCCGCTTTGCTGGACATGCCACGAAGAATGAGCGTGAGAGGGCTGATTTCCGTTTTGCCTATGGCTGTTAAAAAACAACGCGAGAAATCAGTCCTCAACATTTATATTGCGGATTGCGTAAGGTTATTGACCGAAAATACAGCAAGGTTCGGTGGGGGTAGTTATGTTAACTTAAGGTATGAAGATATAATAAACCCTAAACCAGAAGAAACACGCTCACCTGAAGAAGTGATAAACAATGTTAAAATGAGCTTGTCAAGATTGAGGGGGTGAACAACGTGAATTTATTCGACTTATTTGTACGTATTGGTGCGGACACATCGGAGGCCGAAGCTGGAGTCAGTGGTTTAGCTGGAAAGCTCAAAAGTGGGTTGGCTTCCGTCGCAAAAGTGAGTGGGGCAGTTGTTACTGCTGCAGTGACAGGTGTCACTGCGCTAACAAAAGCCGCTGTCGATGGGTATACGGAGTATGAACAACTTGTCGGAGGTGTAGAAACCCTTTTCGGTACAGGTGGTGCTTCCCTCGAAGAGTATGCACAGTCGGTGGGTAAGTCAGTTGACGAGGTTAAGGGTGAATATGGTTCTCTCATGACTGCTCAAGATACAGTGCTCGACAATGCGGCTAACGCCTTTAAGACCGCGGGCATGTCTGCAAATGAGTATATGGAAACTGTCACGGGGTTTTCTGCCGCACTTATAAAAAGCATGAACGGCGACACCGAAGCAGCGGCTCAAACAGCGGATAGGGCTATAACTGACATGGCGGACAATGCTAATAAAATGGGTTCTTCCCTCGAAAGCATTCAGAACGCTTATCAAGGCTTTGCCAAGCAAAATTACACCATGCTTGACAACTTAAAGCTCGGTTACGGTGGTACCAAGGAAGAAATGCAACGTCTACTTGAAGATGCTGAGCGGTTATCTGGTGTTAAGTATGATATATCATCATACGCAGACATTGTAAATGCAATTCACGTTATTCAGGGTGAAATGGGGATATCAGGAAGAACAGCTGAAGAAGTAGCAGAAATTTATAAAAACACTGGTAGGGTGGTTTCTGAACAGTTGGGTACAACTGCGAAAGAAGCTAGTACAACAATTCAGGGTTCTATCAGCACCATGAAGTCAGCGTGGGATAATCTTGCTGTTGGTCTTGCTGACCCATCACAGGACCTCGGTGTACTGATTAATAACCTTGTTGACAGTGTTGTTACTGTCGGGGAAAACATTATCCCGAGAATAGGAGAGACTATCCCTAGGATACTCGATGGAATAACCAGTTTGGCATCAACTATCCCTCCGTATTTAGAACAAATGATTGGTGACGTATTTCCCATATTGGTAAATAGTGTCACCACTTTAATAGAAGACTTAGTTAAAGTGATACCTAGCGTACTGAATACCGCAATGAAGCAGTTACCCAATTTGGCGAAGTCAGCCGCGGCAATAGTTATTCAGTTAGCACAAGGTATTTCCGAAAATTCTGGGGAACTTATGGGTACGCTGGCCGAAGTTGCTACTAGTATCATCGAAATTTTGACTGGTCCCGATGTTTTGTCAAACCTGCTCACTGCGGCTTTGGACTTAATAACCAATTTGGCAGTTGGTATTGTGGAAATGATACCGACAATAATCGCAGTTATTCCTACTATTATCACAAATGTGCTTACAGCGGTTGTCGAGAATATCCCGATACTGCTTGAAATGGTACCCACAATTATAAATTCAGTTGTTGACGCATTGGTTGAGAGCATTCCGTTAATTGTTGACACGGGTGTTACACTGCTTACTGCGCTTGTGGAAGCTCTGCCCGATATCATTGAGAACATTGTGGCGGTTATCCCCGAGATAATTTCATCGATTGTCGGTGCTGTTATTGAACTAGTCCCCGAGTTGGTATCCGCAGGCGTTCAGTTGTTAACTGCTATAATTAACAATTTACCCGAAATAATTACAACCATAATCGCAGCAATCCCCGAAATTATAACAGCTGTTGTAACCGCATTGACAGAGGCAGTACCCACATTAATTCAGATGGGTATTGGGTTGTTTACATCTATTGTCAATGACCTGCCCACGATAATTGAGGGGGTTATATCAGCATTACCTGAGATAATTACAGGGATTGTTAATGCGCTCATGGAAAATTTGCCAATAATAGCGGCGGCGGGAGTTGACCTATTCGTTTCAATTATTATGGGCATACCCGAAGCAATTGTCGCAATCGTTAAAGCCATTCCCGAAATTATTACTGCAATAAAAGACGCATTCTTATCGGTGGACTGGGCTGATATTGGAAGACAGCTAATTAACGGTATTGGCGAGGGCTTTAAAAATGGTGTTGAAAATATTAAGGAAAAGTTTAAAGAGGGCGGCGAGAAACTGAAAGAGGGATTTAAAGATTTCTTTGGTATCCATTCTCCCTCGAAAGTCTTTGCAGAGTATGGTGAATACCTTGCTGAGGGTCTCGGTGAGGGTTGGGAAAGTACAATTCCCGACGTAAACAAAAGTATTAACAACAGTATGGATTTTTCAGCTACAGCTCCCGCAGCATCTGCAGACGGGTCACTTGGTAACATTACGATAAACATTAATGGTATTCAGTATCAAAATTTCGATGAATTGGTGGCTGCAATATCTGAGCAACTCCAATTTTTAACTGACAGGAGGGTTATGGGTTATGGAGATTGATTTTATGCTTGATGGCATATCCGCAAAGTCTAAGGGCATCGTTTTGCAGAAGCCTATTGAATTTTCCGAAGCCCAGTTAAACGTAACCACTATCAATGTGGCGGGTCGGGACGGAGACTTGCACATTACGGACGGTGTGTATAAACAGCGAACAGCAAATGCACTGTGCTACGCATTAGATGATACCGATGTGTCGGCTAAAATGCAAGGCATAATGGCATTTCTGTTTGGGGACATGGGTGTCAGGAAGCTGTCGACCGATGATGTTTATTACTGGCGTGCGTTAGTGACGTCGGCGGGGGCACTGACACCCCGAATGCGACTGCTGAATGTTTTTAATATTGCGTTTTCTTGTGAGCCGTTTAGGTATCTGAAAGTAGGTGACACAGCAGTTACTCTTAAAAGTGGCGGTACTATCGTCAATCCGACTGCGTTTTCGTCTAAACCTTTGATTTATATGTCGTTATCAACAACTACAGGGACAATGACTGTCAATGGTAGGGGCTATTCTTTTCTTGCGCCTGGTGCGGCCACTACAGCGGTGTTGGATTGTGAAAATATGGATTTTAGGGGAACGAACGGGTCAAATCTAAACTCGTTACTTGTTAATAGTAGTGGTTTCCCTGAATTTCAACCAGGCACAAATACAGTATCGTGGAGCGGTGGCGTCAATGTGACATCAATTGTACCACAATGGAGGACTTTATGATGAACTACCCTATTTTATACCCCGTCGGAGCAAGGTCGTTTACGGGGTTTGGTTTGGGCATACTGTGTGACGTTGTTGAAAATAGCTGTAAAGTTACCGAACAATTAAACACGTCGTTTGAAATGTCAATGCAATATCCCATCAATGGTAGGCATTTTTCGGACATTCAGCTGTATAGTGTAATCAGGTGTAAGCCCAATCCATATACTGGAATGCAGCCATTCGTTGTGTACAAGATTAGCAAGCCGTCGAATGGCATTGTTACTATATATGCTGGGCACATTACATACATTATGGATAACTGCACATGCCCCCCATATGAGTTTTATGCAGAGACTGCCAGCGAAGTGGGGGCAGCTATCTCTTATATAAACGATGGTGCAATCAGTCAAAATTTCGCTGTCAACACACGGTACACAACGGATAAACATGCGTGGTCGTTTAGTAAAGTTGTCTCAATAAAAGAAGCGCGTACAACAATAACAAATATCTTCGGTGGGGAATGGGAATTTGATGGAACGACTGCTAAGCTGGTGAGCAGGCGTGGGGTGGCTAGAGGTGTGTCCGTTTCGTATGGGGTAAACATGACGGATTTTTCTTGCGAAGACAGTGCTATGGACAGGTACACACATATTATGCCATATTGGTTTGGTATTGTTACCGACGAAACCACTAAAGTACAGACAAAAGAAACACAGTTTGCAGACCCTAAGTATATTTCGCTGTCATCTGCTAATCAGGGTTATTTCAAACCATACATTTTAGACTGTAGCAGTTACTTTGCTACTAAGCCTACGTCTATGGAACTGAGCGGTAAAGCAATAGAGTTCAAAGAGGCTAACCCCACGATGGGAGAATATTCTCAGAATTTACGTGTCAAGTTTGTTCCAAGGGGTAAAACAGTTGAGTGCCCATATTTGATGGACAGTGACCACGTTGAGATTGGCGATACTATTATTGTCCGTGAAAGTAGATACGGTATGACTGTGGGTCGTAGATGTATAAAAACAGTTTATGATGTATGTGCAGACAGATTAGTTGAGATAGAACTAGGAACAACAAAACAGTCAATAACTGCACTTACAGCGGCAGCAACGCCAAAAACACCAACGGCGAAATATGGTGGTGGATATACCGCTAAAACAAACACGGCTACCAAAACAACTACTACTGAGAAGAAAATTTTAGTCCGTTCCATTGAAACTACTGAACGAAACGACCTCATTCAATATTTAAAGATAAATTACGACGATGGTTCGAGTACCACAATGCAGTGTTCTTATGGGACAGATAACGAACTGTTATCCGTGGGTCACGTCAGCATAAAGCGCACTAAACAGGATAACACAACGGGTGGGGTGTAAAATGAACGCAGAAAGTTTTGAAGAGGGTATAGTTGTTGGTTTTCTGTTAGCAGGCGACGGAAGTGGCCAGAGGGCCCGCATTAAGCCGCTAACAGTAACTTCAAATGGTATATATAATCGTGGCGTTGGTGTAGACGGTTTTGCACCTGTCGAGGTTAATGTTCCTAAGAAAATCCCTGTCATACAATCACTGACAGTAATATCAAACGGAACTTACACTGCTCCCGACGGTGTTGATGGGTATTCGCCTGTAGTTGTTAACGTCCCTGACAGGTATGACGAGGGATATAGGGACGGGTATAAAGACGGGTACGATGACGCCAAGAAAAAGTACGAGAAAATTGTGGATACAGTTGCGGACAACGGACCCGTAACTGCTGACGATGTCGATGAATTAAACGATTTGTTGCCCTGGGTAGACTTTACGAAGATAAGCGAAGTTACGGTTGATGGGCTAACTGGTTCTGACACGTATTTCCGTGTTGATAGAGTGACAAACGGTAGCGCTATTGGTCTAAGACTCGTTCTTATTAACAAACTAACTGGTGAAACTAAAGTTGTGTCCACGACTTTTTATGGCGTTGGCGTACAATGGAAAATCGAATCTGTAAGTTTTGGTGGTACGAGTGATAGGGTATCTGTTAATGTTATAGTTAAAGCTTATAAAGATGGGGAGAAAGTAAAAGTACTTGGTAAAAATATGATGGGGCGGGCCACAAGCGTGGGTGGAACTAGTTTCGGAGACAGAGGGGCACAAACGGTTATAACACAGACAGCAGGATAAACTAATTGACAAAGTAGTGTTTTGTGTGGTATAATTAAAGAAAATGAGGAGGGAGAAAACTAATATGTTTAATTTGATGGACAATATTAGTACGATTAAATTAACGGGCGCCCCTGAGCAGGTGATGCTGCCCGCTTCGTATATGTGGGTGTGGGTACGAAATGACAGCTCAGAGACAATGTACATGTCGAGAAGTTCCACCGTTTCAAGCGGAGCTAATGGCTCTATTTCCATTCCTACTGGCGGAATGGCACGTTTACTTGTGAGTGGTAACACTTTCTATGTAAACGGCAATGGCGTCGTGTTGGTATATGCCTTGGACACTGACAGTTGCCCTTTTAGAGACGCCCCTACCACAAGTGGGGGCGGAGTTGGGGGAGACTACTACACTAAAGTCCAATCTGACGCTAAGTACGCCCAAAAATCTGAGATACCAACAACTCTGCCTGCAAACGGCGGAAATGCCGATACGGTGGGAGGTGTAGGAATTGCAAATCTGCGGCAGATAACGCAGACTGTGCTGAATACCCTCCCCGCTGTTCCAAATGGCGAGGGTGACTTCCTTGTTAATTGCGACACATCCGATGTGTCGTTCCCGTATTGGTACGGTCATTTGTCAATCCGATACGGGTCATACACGGGCGAATATGTGGCGATATTCAGAACCACAGGAAATGACAATAAGGTATATTACAATACGTACCTTACAAACCACTGGAGCGGCTGGCAGGAAATATCTGCAGCGCCCATTAAATCAACGCAGATATCGGGCACTACCAATGCTACGGGAAATATACAGCTGTGGGCAATAACTGATAAAAAAGTTCCTGTTTCCGTTATAATGGAAGACCGATATGGGTACATTTTTAGGTCATCACTTGGTTTTTATTGTGTGGGTATATTCCACCCTGATAATCACATATTTCCTGCGGACGAAGCGATAAGCGGAACCGTATATTATATCGAAAAAAATACTATAAACGTGGGGTGAAATTATGATAGTCTACAAAGACAAACGATTTATGCAGATAGGGTTGTTTCCCGACACGGACTGGGTGGGTGATGCCGATTACGTTGTTCCCGATGATTCGGAAATTGCCGAAAAAATCAAGACATTGTACCCGAATTATGATTTTGTTTTCGATGATGACGGGAACATTGCCGATGTTACAGCGACTGAGCCTGTTCCTGTGGAAACTGTGCCTGAGCCGCCCACAAACGCTGAACTGGCGGCGGCTATTGCAGAGCTTGCGGAGGTGATAATGAATGGTTAGGATATACGTATACTGCGTGAAGTGCGGGAATATGACTGTGGACGATGTTCCCACAAAATGGCGTGAAGCTGTTAAAGTGGCATTAGGAGAATAACAAAATAACGTGTAAATGGGTGGTAAGTTTATGGACATTAAAAATGGGATTTGTATCGTCGTTGGGCTGGTGGGTGGCGTAATTTCATCTGCTCTCGGTGGTTGGGATAGTGCTATTGTAACGCTGTTAGTGTTTATGGGGGCAGATTTCGTTCTGGGACTTTTAAACGCTCTGGCTTTCCACAAGTCAAAAAAATCCAAAAATGGGGCGTTGTCCTCGTCAGTGTGCTGGCAGGGGATTGTGAAGAAATTTGGCACGTTGTTAATCGTTGTGTGTGCAAACTATGCGGACAGTTTGCTGAACTGCGACTATTTACGTGATGCCGTAATAATCGCTTTTTGCGCCTCGGAGTTAATTTCAATCTGTGAAACAGCAGGGTTAATGGGAATTTTACCCGAGGGTGTCCAGAAAATTCTAACTAAAATTATCGATATGTTGAAAAACGGTGGAGGCGATAACGTTGAAAACAAATAAAGGGTTGGTGGAATACGCCAAAGCACAACTTGGTCTTCCGTATTGGTATGGTACTTTCGGGTTAACAGCCTCTGCGGTGTTATATGCTGCCAAGAAAAAACAGTATCCGCAGTATTACCGTTCTTGGTGTGATTTCCCCACACAATACGGTCAGCGTGTACACGACTGTGTGGGGCTTATCAAGGGTTATTTATGGTCTGACACCCCCACATCTGCTCCCAGATACAATGCTCAGCAAGATGTTTCTGCAAACACTATGAGATACGTATGCAGTGAGCGGGGAGACATGTCAACTATGCCGAATATCCCAGGAGTGTTGGTGTTTATGAACGGTCACGTTGGCGTGTACATCGGCGGCGGATATGTGGTTGAAGCCCGTGGTCACGAATATGGCGTGGTCAAGACTGAGCTGAAAAAGCGTCCTTGGAAATGGTGGGGCAAGTGCCCTTGGATTGAGTATGACGAGACTGCGATGGTGAAAATCAAACCTGGTACGTGGAATATTCGTGCGGGGGCAGGTACATCTTTTGTTGTAGTCAAAGTGATAAGGGGCAATAATACAGTCAGGTACAGCAAACACTCAGAAGATGGTTGGTTGTATCTGCCAACGTACGGTGGCTGGATATCACCTAAAGCTATCGAGCAGGGGGTGTAAACGTGGACGAAAAAAACGTACCATACATAGCTTTTGAAAGCACAACAGCGCGACAGGAGCGGAGCATCAAACGGTTGACTATTGCGCTGATTGTAACTGTTGCGTTAATGTTCGGTAGTAACGCTCTGTGGCTGTATGCATGGTGTCAGTACGATTATTCGTCCACAGAAACATCTGTGGAGTTGAACGCAGATGGAGACAGCAACGCAAACTACATCGGTAACAATGGAGACATAACTAATGGCAGCACACGTTAAGGTCACGAAGCGTACCCGTACGCGCACACGAAAGGACGGAAAATCTAAAGGAACTAGGCGGAGGAAAGGGTTATGATGGGTGACATACCAAATTCAGAACTCTCCCGTTTGATAGACGAATGGGTAAAGTCTGAGCGGGACCACAAGATTTTAAAACGCAGGTTGATTGATGGTATTTGTTATGAACCGCTTGCAGAGGAGTTTGGGCTTTCCGTTCGTCAAACTAAAAACATTGTGTACAAATCGGAAGAGCGGTTATTTAGACATCTCAAATAAATACGTACGAAAGTTGCCCCTTGGCTTCATTGCCAAGGGGTATTTCTGTATGTTATAATAAAAATAGAAAGAGAGGAATTAGACATGTACGGTCTTAACAATTCATATGGGTATCCAGGGTATAACACATACAACAATCCAATGGGAATGGGTCAATCCCTCTTGCGGAGTGAAATAATTAAAGTAAACGGTGAAAACGGAGCACGCGCCTACCAGCTTGCACCAAATAGCTCAGCTTTGTTACTCGATGAAAGTGCCCCTATTGTATGGCTTGTACAGTCTGATGGAGCGGGATATAAAACAGTCACACCGTATAGCATTGCACCGTATCAACAGGAACCACCCGTTGATGTAAAATCTCTTGAAAATCGGATTAGAAGATTGGAGGATATGTTAAATGCAAAATCCAATAATTCAGATGCTGGGGAAAACCAGTAGCATAGGGAATGGCAACAGCATTTTTCAATTAATACAGTCGCTGAAAAACGGAAATCCGCAAGCGATTTTCAACCGAATGATACAGGACAATCCGCAGTTTGCACAGTTTGTCGAACAGAACAGGGGGAAATCCCCCGAGCAAATCGCAAAGGACTACAATGTAGACATCAGTGCAATTGAACAATTTCTTCGTTAACAATGCGCATTGTTAAAATAAATCAAATTTCACTGAAAGGAGAAATTAAATGATGGAGAATTACAGTCTTTCTGACATCGCTGCTGTGTCCAATGATGGAATGTGTGGCAGTGGTAATTCATGGTGGGTACTGATTATCCTCTTTGCAATGATTTTCGGCTGGGGAGGTAACGGCTTTGGAAATCGTGGCTGCAACGGCGAACCCGTTACTGAAGCTGGTCTGTGTAACAGCATGAACTTCAACAACCTTGAAAATGCTGTCGGTAGACTTAACGACAGTCAGGCAGCTATTGCAAGACAGACCGACAACGCCATCTGTCAGCTTGGTTACCAGTCCGCACAGCTGGCAAATCAGACACAGCGCGACCTTTGCCAGGGCTTCACCAGCACCAATGCGGCAATCAATCAGGCCCGTTTCGAGGCTCAGCAGTGCTGCTGCGAAACTCAGCGTGCTATTGACGGAACAAATTATAACATTGCTCAGTCAACTGCTGCCATTAATGCAAACACCACAGCGCAGACGCAGAAAATTCTTGATGCTATTTGCGGCAATCGTATGGCGGATATGCAGAACCAGATTAATCAGCTTCAGCTTCAGTCCGCCCTTTGCGGTGTAGTACGCTACCCCAATAGCTTCACTTACAACGCTGGTGCTAATCCTTTCTGCGGTTGTAACCACTTTAACAATGGGTGCTGCAACATCTAACAATTAAGACACTTTAAGTCTGGGAAATAAACAAGGCGTGGAGTGTCTGCTCTGCGCCTTTTCTATTATGAAAGGAGATATCAATATGAGTTGCAAGAGTGCAATATACACAGTAAACACAAGCGTGGGTACAATTCCTATCAATGGTGTTATTCCCGTAGGCGGCGTTATCAGACGTTTTGGTCGTAACCTCGATGTTTCAGGTAATGGTATCACAGCTTGTGGTGAGGGTTACTATAACGTGGGTGTCAATGTTTCCCTCGCTCCCTCTGTAGTTGGCGGTGTAAGTGTTACACTGTACAAAGATGGCGTTCCTGTCCCTGGGGCAACTGCTATAGCCACCAATACTGCAGTTGGAAACACTGTAAACCTCAATATTCGTGCGCTTATTAGAAATAAGTGTTGTGACAGCAATAGTGAAGTAACTGTTGTTCTTGGCGGCGCTGCTTCAGCTATAACCAACATTGGTGTGGTAGTGGAGAAAGTCTAATGGACGAGAACACTTATTATAGGGAAATACTTGCCATCAATTCAGCTAATTTAGCGGCAAATATCGAGAATGTAAGTATTAACGAGAAATTGCTCAGCTTAAAGTCAAAAGATGATGTCATTATTTCCCTTTTAACCCAAATTCTGGAGGTGTTGAAGAATGACAGTAGCAGAAATCTTCGCAAAGATAAATAATCATATGATTGAGGGTGTTATGCTCCACAGCCAGTTTGCGGAGTATTACGACTTTCTTAATTTGCACGGCTTCAAGCGTTGTCATGAATACCATGCTTTATGTGAATTTGCGGAGCGCAGAGGGGTTATAAGGTATTACATAAACCACTTCGGAAAGCTTTTACCAGAAGAAACGGCGAAGAACCCCGAAGTAATACCCACATCATGGTACGGGTACATGCGCCATAATGTTGACGCAAACACCAAGAAAAGGGCTATCCGTGATGGTTTCAACCGCTGGTATGAGTGGGAAGTCGAAACCAAAAAGCTTTATGAAAAGGCGTATTGTGACCTTGTGGAGCTTGGCGAAATAGCTGCGGCGCATAAAATTGGCGAGCTTGTGGAATGTGTAGACCAAGAACTGAAAAAAGC